GAGATTAAGAGTTTTAAAGATAATTTCAATGTATTTTTCGAAACTTAAAGCGGTAATGAATCGAATGCTCTTTAGGCTTTTGCCTCCGAAAACTGGTTTGATTAAAGACAGTACGGCAAGCACAACCTTTTTAATGATTTGTAGGTTTTTTGCGCCATTTTGCTCCATTGTCGTGTTTCTATCATCTTTGAAAGTATAATCCAGTTGCCAATGCAAACTGTTTTCCACTCGCCAATGACTTCGTACCGATTTTGCATATAATTCAATATCTACAATGCTCGCTATATAGTATCGCTCCTCTGTTTTGATTTCACCGTTTTTCTTTTCAACAGTTTTACGCACAAATCCTATACTTTTTAATCCCGCCCAATCTTTCTTGAATGCAAACCATTCGATATCCTGTGTTAAAAAATATTCACGCGTAACAACACCACTCTGCTCTTTTTCCACCGTCTGGATATAGTGTCCAGCCTTTTTCATTAGCGTAACTGTTTCACTGTCAAAGTATAGTTTTACGTCTTCATAAAAATTACGATGATTCTCTTTCAACGCGCCCACATAATCTCCTTTTTTACGTATCACTGCCGCCACTGTGTCTTTCTGCGTATTCAGCGCATCCCACGTCAAAACACAATCCTTGATTTCTGTCATATCAATCAAATCCTGAACCGCTGGTATCTCATTGGTTTTTTCTTCCACGCTTATTTGAGATAAACACATACCATTTTCAGTGGAATACGCGCTTACTGTGTGCATAGCTTTCACTGCGTCACGGTCGGTTTTGTTACGCTTACTCCCTTTGCTGGTTTTTCCATCAATAGCTATGATGTCTGCTGTATCTTTTGTTGCTTCTGGTTTATCTGGTTTGTACAGTGCGTGTATTCTATTCATCCGTTCCATTAAAAACTGAAGACAAAGACTATACAAAGCCGTACCGTCCAGTGAAGATATTACTCGTTGTATCGTGTCGTGGGAAGGAATTCCATGTGGTAATCGGAGAAATGTTGAAAACCACTCTCGCTTAAGTTCTGCAAAGTACGCTATTTCACTCCATTCATCTGCATTTGCCATCACACCGATTATGGTTATCATTACTATATCTGATAATAGGTGCTCCACATATGGCTCGAATCGTTTGTCTTCCAATGAATCCAATGTGTTACGAAGGTTTATCAGTGCTTCAATTTCAATGTTTTCTATGGCATCTATTCCATATTCGCTGAAAACTTTATGAATTTCTTGCAGCTTTGTACTCTTTCTTGCCATTTTTTCACCACCTTTCGTTTTTTGATTCTACTCCTCGCACGTTATTTGGGCAAATTTTTACAACAATTTTTTCTATGCGTTTATCCTGACCTTTTTCAAAAACCTATTGACAAGTGTGTATTTAGTGTGTGTTAATAAAATTAAGGAGAGTGTTAATTATGGTAAAAGCGTATCCCGTTATCTTAACTCCCGCGAAGTGCGGGTATGTCGTTTCTATCCCTGGCCTCGATATAAACACACAAGGCAAAGATATTGCCGATGCTATTTTTATGGCTCGTGACGCAATAGGTTTGTGGGGTATATGCGAACAAGACGAAAACCGCGCCATTCCCGAACCTTCCGTTACAGAACCGCAACGCGAACCCGGCGAATTAATATCATGGGTAGATATTGATTTCGGCGAATACCGCCGCAAAAACGATAACCGCACTGTGCGCCGAAATATAACATTACCCGCGTGGCTTGACTATGCGGCAAACAAAGCGAACATTAACGTGTCCGGCTTCATACAGACCGCCCTTAAAAAACATCTTCAAGTTGATAAACCGTGATATTAAGCCGTCCCTGTCTACGGGGCGGCTTGTCTTTTCTTTACTTTTTCCTTTTTACTGGTGTTGTTAGTGCTTTTTCGATGCTCCACCCTAATTTGTCAATTCTGTCCCTAATAAGCGTTGCGCTTCCTCCAATTTCTTGCCCCCATTCGGCAAATGTTTTAGTTTTGCCATTGTAAGTAATGTAACGATTTGTACGCTTATTATTTGCTTGCGTTTTCATATCCACCCATCGGCAATTAGCGGGGAAATATCCTTTGTTGTTGTCTATGCGGTCTATTGTTAAGTTATCCCTATAACCGTTACTTAATGCCCAATTACGGAACGAACGAAAATCATTTTTCCAATCGTCACATATCAAAATCCCCCTTCCGCCGTAATGCCTATAATCCTTGCGTTTTTTTTCGTTGAGCCTTCTCTTTATCGTTTCCCATATCCCATAAAGTCGCGTTTTACTTTCCCCGTGCTTTATCGTTCCTGTTTTTAGTTTTTCTTTTCTCAAACAGCCGCAACTTTTAATTTTACTTCCTCGTAAATATTGGGAGACTACAACTGTATTTTTCCCACATTTACATATACACTCCCATCTCGCCTGCCCCGCTTTTGTATTTTCGGCGCGGCTTACAACCGTAAGCCGCCCGAAACGCTGTCCCAATAGGTCAATGAGCCTCGACATACTCGATAACCCCAGTGTTAAACAAGTGGTGAACCATAAGCGCCGTTGAGTTGTCAAGCGTATTATCCAACCTGTATTCATGCCTTCGTTTTGGCCTATCTGTCAGCACCATATAAAATTTCGGGTTTTCTCTGATTTCAAATTTGGTAAAAGTTATATGCCAAATTTGGGACGCATAATAATTTGTGACCAAGGAAATGAGCGCGTTAATCCTTGTCGGGTAGTCGTATTTGGTGCAGATAGATATGCTTTTTCCGCACATCACGCCGTACGCCTGATGACCATAGTCATTTTTGTACAACTTTACTGTGAAGCCGCCCTTGCGTAGCACATCCATTATTGTTTTAAAGGCTGTTTTTGCGTTTTTCTCGTTTAGCATTATAAAATACCTCCTTGGAGTTTCCGCAAAGGCATAATATAATCAACATATCGAACCTTTGCGGTTTGGTGTTTGAAACGCTCGTTGTCGCTTTAGTCGGGGACACGGGCGTTTCTGCTTTTTTCGGTTTCTTGCGCCTCTGTGTACATTTTATCAATGCCGCGCCTGATTACATCAGATTTTGATAACCCTAAAACTTTACAACAATAATCAATTTTTCCGACTTCAACATCTGAAAACCTTATTTTTCGTTGATGAATCTTTGGGTCATCAGTTGGCCTGCCTGTTCGCGGTGACATATTCCACCTCCTTATTTTGTGTGCACATATATTATGCTATGGGTACACATAAGTCAAGAGGTTTTGAATATATTTTTATCTTTTCCACGGCGGAAGCGTTGGAGACGGCTTTTTTTCTACCTCGGGAATCGTTAGAACGATGTTGGCGGGGAAGAAGTATATATGTCTGTATTTGATATTCGCTTCAATTAGCTCGTCCATATACATTTCACTTCCGAGTGTTTTTTTTGCGATCCAGTCGAATTTATCTCCCGATATTGTGGTGTAGGTTTTAGGCATAGGCCATCCTCCCCGCGTCCTCTTGTTGCTTACGCAAAAATTCCGCGAACATCTGCAACAGATTTTCGTTGTTCTGTCTTAACTTTTCTTCCAAATTGCCGGTCGTTTCGCCGTTTATGTAAATTGTCGGGCTGTATTCAATCGTGAAAGAATCTCCGCCCGCCCGGGCCGCCGTTGCGGTTTTGAGTGTGTCCGAATCGGACACGGGCGGCAATGTGCTGTTTATCGCCATCATTCTACTGATGTTGTCTAAAATCTCGCTTGTTTGCGGCGCCGTGAATACCTGATAACCACGGGCGTTGGTTACGAGTTCGCCACCCTTGCCGCCAACGTCACCCGCAATGAACGTATCGGGCGTGTAGTTCGAGCCTTTTTCAAGTAAGGGTATTTGCGGCACTCCGATTGTCGGAAGGAATGAAAACGGGGCTTTCCCAAGTATGCTAATATCTCGTATCCCCGAAAGCGCTGAATTGATACCCTCAAACGGGATAGAAACAACCTTATTTATTCCCCCAATAAGGCTGTTGACGATACCCTTAAACGCCGCAAGAATCCCCTCTGTTATACCACCGAAAATTTCACCGCCATCGGTGAACGCGCTTTTTACCGCTTGCCACGCGCCGCCGAAAATATCTTTAAAAAAGCCCGCGACATTTGTAAAAGCGTTTTGTATTCCGCCCCAAACGGTATTTTTAAAGTAGTCGCCAACATTGCCCCATATCTCTTTTACGCTGTCTAGCGCCGCGCCGAACGTTTCTTTAATGGCTTCCCAATCACCGCCGAACAGTCCAACCAAACTACCTATGACGCCATCGAAAAAGCCTAACGCCGCGCCCCACGCCTGTTGTACCCCTTCCCACGCCTGAATTGCCCCGGCTGATATTGCGTCCCAATCCCCGGTGAATATGCCTTTTACTGCGGTCATAATGCCGGTGAAGTATTCGCCCGCGCCGTCCCAAATGCCGGAAACGCTCGACCACATTTCGGAGAATTTCGCTTGTATGTGTTCCGGGACGAACTTATCAGCTATTTTTGAGGCTATGCCGCCGAAGAAGCCCGCCGCCGTGCCCCAAACCTGCTTTATTCCTGACCATGCCTGAGAGAATCCGGCACGTATCAACTCCGTATCGCCAGTGAATATGCCTTTTACTGCGGTCATAATGCCGGTGAAGTATTCGCCCGCGCCGTCCCAAATGCCGGAAACACTGGACCACGCTTTAGAGAACTTTTCTTGTATGTGTTCGGGCACGAATTTATCAACTATTTTTGAGGCAATGCCGCCGAAGAAGCCCGCCGCCGTGCCCCAAACCTGCTTTACCCCTGACCATGCTTTTGAGAATCCGGCGCGTATCAACTCCGTGTCGCCGGTGAATACGCCTTTTACTGCGGTCATAATGCCGGAGAAGTATTCGCCCGCGCCGTCCCAAATGCCGGAAACGCTCGACCACATTTCGGAGAATTTTTCTTGTATGTGTGCAGGGACAAACTTGTCGATTATTTTCGTGGCTATGCCGCCGAAGAAGTTCGCCGCCGTGCCCCAAACCTGCTTTACCCCTGACCATGCCTGAGAGAATCCGGCGCGTATCAACTCCGTGTCGCCGGTGAATACGCCTTTTACTGCGGTCATAATGCCGGAGAAGTATTCGCCCGCAGGCGCGAACACGGTTTTTATGCCGCCCCATGCTCTCGTGAAAATGCCGAAAAACCAACCGACAACATTAAAAAATGCCGCTGTTATGCTGTTCCATACCCCTGTAAAGAACTCGCCAACCGTCGCAAATGCGGCGTTTATTGCTTCTTGTGCCGCTGTAAATTTTTCAGTGAACCATTCGGCGATATTAGATAAAGCCCCTGTTATACTATCCCAAACGTTTTTACCCCAAACTTTAATAGCCTCGCAAACTGACATAAGCGCGTCATTTATTGCATCGCTCGCGGAGGTGAGTTTTTCATTTATCCAACCCCAAACTTTACCCGCAACCTCTTTTACCTTTTCCCAATTTTTGATAAGCAGATAACCCACCACAACAATTGCCATTATCCCCGCCGCGATAAGTCCCGCGGGGTTTGCAAGCATTGCCTTATTAAGAAGCCATTGAGTAATTGTTAGTTTCTTTCCGGCAATATTAGCGGCGGCAAGCGCGATGTTATAGGACGCTTTCGCCGCTATTAACGACAAATAGACGCCCTGGACTCCCAACACGGCTAATTTAGTCAATAAAAACGCCGTTTTTGCCGCAAGCAAACCCGCCGCAACCTTCGCGACAGTAGTGATCAACTCTTTATTTTCACTGACAAATTCGGTTACTTTATAAATAATATCCGTTAAGCCTTGTGTTGCTTCCCGTAATTTAGGTAAAAATAATTCACCTATTGACATACGCAAAGCGTCCCACGCGGATTTTGCAAGCGTCATATCCCCGCCTAAGTTATCCAAGCGCGTTAACGCCATTTCCTCCGCCGCGCCCGCACAATTATTTATTGCCTCTGTGAGAATTTGAAAATCTTCCTCGCCGGAATTGACGATTGCAAGCAACCCCGCCATGCCTTGCTTGCCTCCGATTGTCGCGGCATACGCCGCCTTTTCCGCCTCCGTCAAGCCGTCAAAGCCAATTCTCAAGCTGTTTACAACTTCCTCGAAACTTTTTGTAGTGCCGTCCGTATTTACGAGTGATATATTCAGCGCGTCCATTGCCGCCACTACATCGTCCGACGGTTTAGCAAGGTTTGTTATTATATTTTTAAGGGATGTGCCGGACCGTGTGCCCTTAACGCCTGCGTTCGCCATCATGCCGATTGCAACGGACATATCCTCAATGCTGTAACCCATTGCCCCCGCAAGCGGCGCAACGTGTTTAAATGTTTCCCCCATTATTCCGACATTTGTGTTCGAGCTTGTTGCCGTGGCGGCCAAAACGTCCGCGAAACGAGCGGATTCCTCCGCGCCCATGCCGAACGCCGTCATTGCGTCCGTGACAATATCGGATACAAGCGCCAAATTCTCACCCGAAGCCGCCGCAAGGTTCATTACTCCCGGTAGCCCGCTCATCATGGCGGTTGTGTCCCAACCGGCCATTGCCATATATTCAAGGGCTTGCCCTGATTCAATGGCGGTGAATTTCGTCGTTTCTCCCATCCTTTTAGCAAGCTCTGTTAATTGCTCCATGTCGTCGGCGGTTGCGCCGGATATGGCTTCGACAACCGACATTTGCGCTTCAAAGTTTGCGGCAGGTTGAATAAATCCCTTCCATAATGCCGCCGCGCCCGCAGTTGCAACTCCGACGGTCGTTAGTAACTCAGTGCGGGTCGCGGATATGGCTTGTCTGTTTTTTTCAACCGCTTCGCTTGCGCGGGCATAGTCCTCTTGCGCTTTTTTAAGGTTGTTGTATGAATTTTCCAACCTGTCGTTTTCCCCGGCGAGGTTGTTTGTATCAATGCCCGCCGCTTTGAGTCTGTCCGATATTGTGGATAGCCTTTCTTCCTCGGTGGCGAGTTTTTTATTTACTTTGTCAATAGCGGCTTCGTTCCTGTCGGTTGCGCTTTCAAGCCGTTCCTTTTCCTCTTTTAAACTTTTTATTGAAGCCTCGGTCTTTTGATACGCCGATATGTCGTTTTGTGATTTCTTTAGGTCTTGAAGTTTGTTTTGAAGGCTGTTTGTGGTGTTCATGGCGGTTTGAAAAGTGCTGTTGAAATTTGAACCAAGAGCCGCCTGCAATTTCATAAGTAATTCGTATTCTTTGCGGTTTGCCGCCATGATTTCACCCCCTCATGCGGAAAAATACATAGCGGGGGGATTATTCCCCCCGCTCAACGCCGTTTTTCTTCTTCGTTTATATCCCTTATCCAGTCGACAAATTCCGATAGCGTCTGGTCAAGCCAAAACGGAATAGGCGTAAAGGTTGATTGCGCCAACCTGAAAGATTGCTGCCTGAACCATTTTCCGGGGCTTGTGTTTAAGCGCCCGAATTTTCTACCAAAAAATTTCTAGCGGCGTTCACAATCTTGTTAAATTCCTGAATCGGCATGGCCTCCAACGCGTCAACTCCTATGCCGCCCGCCCGGGCCGCCATCTTGCTTTGGAAACTCCGGCTAATTAAGGGGTCAAGGGCGTACTCGTTCCGGGCTTGCATTTCGGTTTCAATGCTTACCATATCCCGCCCGGTCAAATTCCCAAAGTAGAAGTTGAGTGTCGAGTATTTTTTACCCTCGTACTCAAAGGGCTTTTTAAATCTGTGACTGTACGTGCCTGTATTTACCCCTTCCGTGTCCCCCTGGCCGTCTGCGGGCGTTTCCGTACCTGCGGGGATGTTGATGTTTTCGTTATCCTTATTCATGGCTATGCCTCCTTATCTATTTCCCCAGCGCCGCCCTGACTTGCGCCAAGTAGTCAACCCCGTTTACGAAAAAGATGAAATTCAGTATGTCAATTTCAAGGGTTTTCAGCCCATTTATGAACGTCGCCCAATAGGTGACGCCATATTCGCCGCTGGCATCCGCGGGCGCCGCGGGTTTAACCGCGCCGGGGTTAAGCTTTTTCGGTTTACACACAAAAACATGCTTAAAAGCCGTCACAACCCCCCGCCCCGCTACTGTATCCTCGTCCTGCTGCGCAACGCGCAGGTCAAGTTGATGGTTGCGGGGTTCCATTAGCTTATATGCGTCCCTTAAAAGCGTTCTGAAATTGAGCGTAAGGGTCATTGCTTCAACGTGCCCCAATACAACGCTTTCATAGGTTCCGGAAATCCCCGCGCCCTGAACGGCGTTTACGATACTGGAGATTTCGGGCAAACCCACTTCCGCCATGCCGTAATATTCCGTCGCGTTTTCATATACATGAAAATTTATGACGGCTTCGTTAATTCTTGCCATTGTTCTTTACCTCCCTCACAGCAACGCCGCCGTGACATACGCCGGGTCATACTCGAGAACGAACTCTATCTCCTTGGCTGGGCTGGGCGGGGTCATGAAGATACGGAACGACGCCTTACCCGACATTAAGGCGGTCAATGGGTTATCTTCCGCCCGGAACTCAACGCGCCCCCCTAAAAGATGTTCCTCCGACACAAGGGCGTTGAGCCATATATTCACACTATCGACAATGCTGTCGATGAAGCGGCGGCTCATTTTCCGGTCAACCTGATTCCAGTACGTCAAAATCAGGGAGTTACCTACCCAGCCGAACATGCGCGACACGGATATAAAATAATCCTTTATGTCCGTATTCGCCGGGTAGCAAGCCGTTTCATTACCCCATAAAACAAAACCGCCTATGAAATTTAAGGCGGTCACGATACCCTGGCTGTTCAGGTAATTCGCTTGCTGTAAATCAAGAATAACCTCCGTGCCGTCGTCAAGGACAGCGGCGTTCATCTGCAAGAGCTTATTTGACGGACCTTCGGAAGGTGCGCCGTTGTTATTACTGTCCGTTCTCCCCGTGAGCCCCGCGGCTTGTGTTGAAGCGTGAAAAACGCGCTCCGCGAGCCGGAATTTAGGAAAGAGTAAAATTTGCTCTTTGCTGTAGATGTTTTGCGCCCGTTTCCATGCAACCGCGTCGGCGTAATGCTTTACGACGGTCGTATCAACGTCAATCAAGGCTTTCGCCGTAAAAACGCCGTTGATGTTCGTTGCTTTCGCCGCCATAATCGCGGCAACTTCCGCGTCGTGTGACCAACCGGGCGCTATGAGTATATCGGGGACAATCCCAAACCTCGGGAAAACCTGCTCGATAAGCTCAAAGCCCGTTGTTTGCTTCGTCACTACGTTGAAGCCGCCTATAATGTCGGCTTTAGTAACGAGAGAAGGGTCTACGGCATCAAAGGCAATCGGCAACTCCGTAACGCCCGCCGAAATATTGCCGCCCTCCACGATTTCAAGTATCAGGGCGTTGCCGTCGTAGAATAGCTCGAAGTCCTCACCCGCCGTGTAGTCCTCAACGGCTACGCTCTCCGCGATAACTTCAAGCGGCAACGTTGCCCGCTTGTCGGTTATCTTGAACATCGCGGCGCCCACTGTCTTTCTGTGCTTTGCGGGGTCAAGGACATTCACGTAAAACACAGGGGAGGTTGAGTATAGCCGGTAATGGTTATACATGACTTCGCAAAGGCTGTATTTCTTCCAGTCATCCGAATAACCCAACTGAGTTGCAGCTTCGGCGTTGTTCATTCCCATAATCGGGACGTTCACGCCCTTAAATTCGAGCGGGCCGCCGTCTTCGGGCTTCGTGCCGCCGTTCATCTGCACGGGGGCTGTACCCACGACAAATGTAACGCCGCTCGCCGCCGTTACGGGTGTTGATATGCTCGTCCGGACTTGCCGTGTTTTAATGCCATGAAAAAAATCCGACATTATTCATTTTCCCCCTTCTCTTTTTCCATCTTCGCAATCGCGGCGGCAACTTCCTGAAAATGCCTACTTATCAGGTTTCCGCCCCTTAATAATTTTTCGCGGGATTCCGCAAGCCGCGAAACGGGTACAAAGAGCCGCGCAACGCTCGGGAAAAGCTCTATGGCTTCTTTGTAATACTCCGTGATTTCGGCGTATGTCCCGTTTAAAATCGTGTTGCTTTTTAACCATCCGCTGGGAAGGCTCGGCCCTACATAAGCGAAGGTCGTGATTCCGTCATATAGGGATTTTTGGACGGGCGGCGTTACTGCCGCGGGCGCGGTGGCGGCTTCCGTTTCCGTATTTACGACGGCGTTTTCGGTTTCCGCTACAGTTTTTGTTGTGTCCGAATCGGACACACTTTTTTTTACCGACATTGCGCTTCCTCCTTATGTTTTTATAACTAAAAAGGCGGCTACCCTGGGGTAGTCGCCTCTAATAGTTGTTGTTGTTTTGCTGTTAATGACGCATGCCGTGCTATAATAAAGCCGCCGGGAGAGATGGCGCGGCGGCTCCGTTTCTCCGGTGAGGAGGGGCAACCCCTCACGCGGTGGCGTTAAGGGCTACAATTTCAAGAGTTTCAGGAGTTCCAAAATGGCTAGTACTAGCTGTATCAGAGCTATTATTAGCCTTATTTTTTCATCCATCGGCTCCCATCCCCCTTCAAGAGGGTTTCGCCAGCCCTACAAAAGCCGCTGCGAAAATTCAATCTCTTTTTTTAGGATATAATCTAATCAAGCGCGGCCCCATGACCACGGGGCGCGAAGTCGCCCCGATTGAACCTGATGAAACTACAGGGAGGGGAGGTGAAGGCCATGAAGAAGCGTGAGAAAAAGGAAAAGCGCCCCCCATGCATTTGGGTGACGCTAATCTTGAAGCTCCGTATTTTCTGGCCTCGGCGCAAGTAGCCGGGGTTAAAACACTCGGTTAAGCGCCGCCCGCTTGACCGAGTAACCCGTGGGGTCGCGCTTATTATACTAAACATGCTGCGGAAATTCAATCTCCCTTTTGACCACCGGCATTTCAAACGTTAGGATGGCCTCGCCAAAAAAATAAGGCTGGGTGTCGTCGGGATAAATTAAATACTCCAGCGGTTGCCGAAGAAAAAATTGATCGCCGATAACAACCTTTTTCAACAGAGCTATTCTAATCCGGGTTATAACGTTGAGCGTGTCTAAAGAACCCTCGCTGTCGTTCTCTGAGTAGGTCGCAACGATAACCCTGATTTTACATTCGCTGTCCGGCTGTTCACCCGGCTTTTGTTCGTCTTTCCCTGTGAGCAACTGCAAGAGAATATACGGTATCCGGTTTGTTTCCGCGTCCTTATCGGGCAAACGCATTAAATGAACCTCGGCGGCGCGGTGTTCCTCCGATGCGCCCGGGCCGGTGGTCTTTCCTTTTGGGCGCGGCGTCGGCAAGGTTTTGTTTTTCACAGGGCGAACGGAAAGGATAATATCCGCCGTGTTTTCCTGTATGAACTCCCTGAGCCTTTCGAGCAACACAATCGGGGTCATTGCCCTACCTCCCGTACCCGTTTAAAATTCTGTGGATTTCCGCTTCCGTCCGCTTTAAAATTGTTTCCATTGTTTTTTCTTCCACTTCCTCAAGAACAACGGCATTGTGCGCCATTTCAGCCGTTGACGCCCCCATCTTTTCCGTTATCTTTGAGGACGTTCTGCTTTTGCGCTCAAATATGCCTGTGTGCCCGTTTTCCATGCGGGCAATAAAGGCATTATCAATTTTTTTCATGGGGTTTTTTTTCAGCTGTCGCGCCTTGACCTCGACGCCGGGGTGTGCCAATACCCATCTGTCCCCAATCATTACGGGTACGCGGTAGGGTCTTTTTTTTGGCTCGGTCGGTGTTACGCCAAAACGATAAAACGGGATTTTGTGCCCGGAATAGTGTATTACCCCGATAATCCCGCCGTCCACGTTTTTTGTTATCATGTTTATCGTTGTATTTTTCCTGTCCCTTACGTCGTCTTTCTTAATGTCGTAAACGGACGTAATGGCTTTCAGTGATTCAGAGCGGGCGGTCGCTATGGCACGGGACATAACCCCCCGCATCGCCTTTTCAACGCCGCCCGGAAAATCCCGCAACATGGAATGTATGCGCGCAAAATGTTCTTCGGCGTGAATGTCAAGCTCAATCATTCTCATTCGTCCATTACCTCCAAGTCGAGCACGATTTCCCCCGCGTCAAAACCAACTCGCATAATCATGTATGCGGTTTCGTCAATGACAATCTCCGTTTCCTTGCGCGGAACAATTTTCAGGTCGTAAAACGATACATAAACGGTCATGTCCGATATGAAAACGCCGTCCGCATTGTCTTTTATGTATTTCTTTCTTTCCCGTGCGCCGTCGCTGTCAATCACAATCGGAATGTTGTACCGTTTACCGTTGTAAAATACCTTTGTTTTGTCCGCGTGTTCCCGTTCGTTGTGAAAAACGGTTTTGAGGTCGTTTTTAATCTGTTGTTTAAACCCCGTCATTACAGTACGGTCGCAACAAACCAGCTATCAACCTCATGAGGAACGGGGAGAGGGTTGCTGTACAACTGCACGAAACGGCGGGCCGGGCGGCGTACCGTCCACGAATCGGGAACTCTTGAGCCCTCAACCGTGATAAAGTTTTCCGCCGCGCCGCCGCGCCCGTCAAGGATGGTAACTGCTCCGTAATACATGGAGTACGTTGCCTGCGTGGATAAAAGCAAAATCGTTTTATCCGGTATATGCGGGCGCTCGACGGGGTTTTCCGGGTCGCTCCAGTCGTCAAGATACCACTCGGTATAGGTGTATATATCAAGCCCGATACCGTTGATTGTCCCGATATAGGTTAAACCGTTCGGCATTTCCCGCGGCTTGATAATGGCAAGGTCGTAAGCCTTAATATCAAGCAGTTCCTTGACTTTGGCGTGATTGATAAACGCTTTCGCCGCGTCTTTAGACATAACGCAGATTTCGCAGTTTACAAATCCCCTTTGCTGTACCTTTTCGCGCCAACGCTCCAAATCGGAAATAGGGTCGGACGTTGCCGCGCTCCACCTTTGTGCGGTTGCTAAGGTTTCTTTGTTTGTGAAATTGAAGTCTATAACCTCGTCAAGCCCCTCGCCGATAATCGGAATCGTCCCGGTTATAAGGGCTTGAGCCGCCATCCATTCCTCGCGGCGGGTTATCATTTCGTTCAGTTCGGAAAAATCCTCCGCGAGTTTAGCTATTGCCCGTTGCGCCGGGGTTTTTCCGCTGTAGATGTTTTCACCGAAAGAACGGGTTATCAGGTCGTCAACCGTCGTAACCTTGTCCGGCGCAACCATCGGCGGCGTGTAGTATTTCGTTTGAAAACCCCGGTTTGGTATGGTTTTCCCGCCTATTCTCGGATGGACGAAGGGCGCAAGGGCGCGGTTTCCCTTCTTGAAATCAACGTCCACGCCCTTCGTTACGAACGTTTTCACCCTCTTAAAAAACGTTGATTTGAAAAACGTCCGTATGGGCGGCATACGCCTTACAACTTCCCCCATAGTGCGCGGCTCAAAAGGGCTGTAGGTGATTTTATCCGGCATTGAGATTCATCTCCTTTAGAAAAATTCCCAACTTGCGACAAGCGGGTTTCAGTGCTTCGGCGGTTATGCCGGACGGTAACGTGAGGGCTTGCGAAAAAAATTCCCCCGTGAGGTAATAAACAACCTCATCCCCGCTCGGTACGTCTGCCGATATGCCTACTAAATTGGCAAGCGTTGCTGCCGTTGCTTCCTCTATTCCGTCCGCCCCCTGCACAATGGGGGCGCGGGCGCGGATAGTCGCGCCTGTTTTGATTGCGCCGAAGTCCGTTGCTATCGGAAAACTGCCCGCGAAAAAGTTATCAGGCATGGTTGCCGCTTTGGTTATTCCGTACATGGCTTTACCTCCCCTTAATTTGTTTTGGGCAATTCGCTGTCAATCGCCGCAAGGTAGGGGTCTGCGTCCCCGTCCGCGCCCTCTTGCCCGCTCGTTGCGACGTTACCCACTCCGCTGTCCACTATGTCCGCCCTTACGTCCGCAAGGTACGCCGCGCCCTGCTTTTTTTGTTCCGCTATGATGTTCATAGCAACATCGGCGGCGGTGGCGGGCGTTTCAAATTTTGCCCTGGTGATAACCGCCTCGAACCCCGGAAGCGCTATACCCTCAATATCCTGTATGCGTTTCCGTTCGGCGGCGGTTGCCACATTCGTGGCGGCGTCGGCAACTTGCGCCACAAGGTCGGGATATGCCGCTCTCAATTCCTCCACTGTCTTAATGTCCATTTTTTGATTCACTCCCTTTTTGTTTTGGTCATGATTTTGTATATGCTTAACCGCCGCCGCGGGGGTGCGGCTGTTTAACAAAGTTACGGGTATATTTCTATAACGCGAAAAATCGGTAATTACGGCGTTGTTCTTGTTTTCGTCAAAGAGAATTTCATCACAAAATCCCGCGCCTACGGCTTCTTCCCCTGTAAGCCACGTTTCCGCCGCCATAAGTTCGGAAATTTCTTCCCTGCTTTTCCCGGTTTTTAGCATGTATGCGTTAATAATGCAGTTTTTTGTTACGGTTAATTCCTCTGCGAATTTTGCAAATTCTTCTTCACCGAAGTAACCCATAACGCCCATGGCCGGGTCATGAATCATGAAACTTGCGGCGGCGGGGATTTTTATAACGTCGCCCGCCATTGCTATAATCGTTGCCGCGCTTGCCGCCCAACCATCAATGACCACCGTTATCTTTGCTTTGTGGCTTTTTAGCCGCGTAAATATGGCAACCGCCGCAAAAACGTCACCGCCGCCGCTGTTTATCCGCACAACGATTTCGGAAACGTCCCCGAGGGCGCGTAAGTCGTCGCTGAACTGTTGCGGCGTAATTTCATCGCCCCACCATGAGTAAGAAGATATGTCGCCGTATAAAATAAGCTCCGCCGCCTGATTGTCGGCGGCGGCGGCGAACTTCCAAAATTTATCAATGGTTCTGTTGTGTTTATCCAACTTTTTCACCCTCTTTTTCTCTTATCGCCTCGGCTACTCTCCGCATGGCGATTTCTATATCCCCGTGCAAAATAGTATTAGGCTTTATTTCGCGCTCGGTGAAGTTAATTACCTTCGTCCAATCTATCATTTTCTACCTCCCGGTTAAGCCTTTCCTCTTTTTTGCGCTGTTGGATGATTCTGTAAAAATCGCCTCCAGTGAGTTCTTGGGCTTCGCGGTCACGGGTAGAAAAGCTATTTTGCACCCGCTTTTCCGCCGCCAATACTTCTTTAGTCGGGTCAAGGCTAAGTTGCGCCGGTCCGTTCCATTCCGCGCCACTGTATGCCTTGCGGATTGCCGGGTCGTTGAAAAACCCCGGGGCGTTTACCCTGCCTTTTGCCACGGCTTCGGCGAGCCATTCTTCAAAAGTCGGCTGGCAAAAATCTGTGGCAAGCAAGCTACGAAACATTTTTACGGATTTCCATAGCTCCAACAACGCGCCTCTCGACGCGCTGTAAGAAGCTCCAAAATGCTTTATCAGCACTTCATATGGAATTTCCAACGCCGTTCCTATCTGCTTACAAACGGATGATACAAACGGTTCAAAATTAGCGTTTGGCCGCCCCGGGCTTACAGCGTTAGCCTTTTCCCCTTCCTCAAGGTCGATTATTGAGCCGTTGCCAATCTCAATGTCGTTCGGGCTTGCGCTTACTTGCTCGCTTTCCGGTACAACCTCACCCAACACCGGGCCGTCTCCGCTCATTTCGCCTTTTTCGATAAATACCGCGAACATGCCGCTGACCACGGCAGCGACAAGCTCCGCCTCGGTATATCGTCCAAGTTGTTTGAGTGATTCAATAACGGGCGCAAGGAAGGGGACTCCGCGCTTTTGCCCTATCCGCTCGCGGTTCATTATGTGGAGGATATTACGTCGCCCGGTTTTTTTTCCGAACGCCCGAACCCGTCTCCATTCTTCCGCCGCGCCGATTTCAGTTGATAGCGGGTGTGTGTTAAGTATGTAATACGCCACAATTTCGCCCGTCCTGTCAATTTCGACGCCGCCGATTATGCGCTTGTTTTGTTCTTTTTCCCTCGGAGTGCTTACCCGGTCGGATTCTATAAGCTGTATACGCAAATCATACGGCGCGTTAGCGCGTTTTGTTATTGGTAACAGGGCTATTACATCGCCGCTTAAAAGCCAATTAAGGAACGTAAGCTGTTGAAGCTCATAAAAGTTGTCAAGGCGCTCTATGTCGCACATTTCCGATTCAGCCCATAGCGCGAACTCCCGTTCAATATCGCTTTCGAGTTGTTGCGCCTGTTCCTCGGTCAACCCCAAATATTCATAGTCAATCTGACTTTTAAGGACAAGTCCCGAACCCACAACATTTGTGCGCATGGTTTTAACCGCGCCCGTTGCAATGGGTACGCCCATGTATAAATCCCGCGAACGTTCCCTTAGTGTTGATAGGTTGTCTTGTATGTCCTCATTCGCGCTTCCGCCGCGATATAACCATCCCAATGAAGACTTCTTAGTGTGACTTGCGCCGTAGTTTCCGTAACCTGATGCCAAAATATTAAATTTTCTTCTTGAAACTATTCGCTTCACCGCTACTTGTGGCGATATAACCGCTATAACCTTATCTAAAATATTCAGATTGACCACCCCTACCATAATACAAAAGACACTCGCAAGAGTGTCCTCGTATTGGTATTTATTTTTTTCTTACTGGTTTTGTTAGCGCGTCCTCTGTTGACCACCCACTATACAAGCGTTGATATAATGTCGCTCTTTTTATTCCAAGTATATCAGCCCACTCCGCCGCCGTCATTGCTTGACCGTTATACGAGAGAAGTATGTTTTTTCTCGTATTGTTTGATTGCTCTTTGTTTGTCGCCCATCTGCAATTATCGGGTGCGTAATTCCCATTGTTATCTATCCTCTCAATGGTTAATCCTTGTTTATAACCGTTTCTTACGGCCCAATTATAAAAATTTTGGAAATCGCTTTTCCATTCCTCACAAATAACAATCCTTCGCGCGCCGTAATTGTGATAATTACACTGTTTGGGATTTCCCGTTCTGCTTTTAATGGATCGCCATATTTTGTATAAATTGCTTTTTGTTTTCCCGTGGGTGGTGTTTGATTTTTTTATACTCTCAAACCACAAGCAACCACAACTTTGTGTATGACCACTTTTCAGCTTGTTTGTTACAACGATAGCGTTTCCGCCACAATCACATACACAATTCCATCTTACCCTTCCATCTTTTGCGTTTTCGGCGCGGCTTACAACCGTAAGCCGCCCGAAACGCTGTCCTGTTAGGTCAATGAGCCTCGGCATACTCGATAACACCGGTGTTAAACAAGTGGTGAACCATGAGCGCCGTTGAGTTGTCAAGCGTATTATCCAACCTGTATTCGTGCCTTCGTTTTGGCCTATCTGTCAGCACCATATAAAACTTCGGATTTTCTCTGATTTCAAATTTGGTAAAAGTTATATGCCAAATTTGGGACGCATAATAATTTGTGACCAAGGAAATGAGCGTGTTAATCCTTGTCGGGTAATCGTATTTGGTGCAGATAGATATACTTTTCCCGCACATCACGCCGTACGCCTGATGACCATAGTCATTTT